ACAACATCGGGCCAGCTACTTATATCCGAGCGTACGAAAGTGGCCAGACGCTCGCAGAAGTGCTTGACAGCATCACTGCAGACATTGAGAGTGCTAAGCTATTCAAAGAACGCCAAGAAGCACGAGAACGAGCAGAGGCAGAACGCAAGGCAGAAATTGAGCGTATTGCCAAGGAACAAGCAGAAGCTAGCATTAAAGCCTATGATGCAGAAACCGGCGAGGTTATTAACGAACCACCAGTTCTAGCAAGTAGCAAGTATGTTACTACTATCAAATTCTGGTTTGACTTAGAACAAGCGAAACAATTTAAAGAGTGGTTAGACACTCATAACATCAAGTTTGAAACAGTGGAAGGAATGAAAAAATGTTAAATTCAACGTGCCTTGTCGGTCGTATGACCCGTGATGCTGAACTTCGCTACACACCAAGCAATCAAGCAGTAGCAACTTTTACACTGGCAGTAAATCGCAATTTTAAAAGCCAGAACGGAGAGCGTGAAGCAGACTTTATTAACTGCGTGATCTGGCGACAGCAAGCAGAAAACCTTGCAAACTGGGCTAAAAAAGGGGCTTTGATTGGGATCACAGGACGAATTCAAACACGAAGTTACGAGAACCAGCAAGGACAGCGGGTATATGTGACCGAGGTCGTAGCAGAAAGCTTCCAGCTTTTGGAAAGTCGCAAAGACCGAGAAGCGGGGCAATCGCAAGGATACAGCCAGCCGGATTTCTCACGGCAGGCAGAGCCGTTCAGCATTGATGATGATTTGTTACCGTTTTAGCCTATGACTTGGATTGAAGAACACTTTGCCAAAGAATACCCAGAGATCAAATCTATACAAGATATCTGGGACAAAGATGATTTAGGTGGTTATCAGACACAGCGGTATTCGATAGAATTTAACAAAGTGATTATCACTAACGACTTAACCGCTATTAGTAACGATCTAAGATCAATCGGACTTACTTTGGCAGATTTTAAACAACAACTAACTTTATTTTAAACAAGGAGAAATAACATGAAACAACAAAAAGAATTTTACACAATCGCGCAAAATGGAACAAACAAATTTTTAGCAGGATATAAAAACAAAAAACACGCATTAACTTTTAGTGCTACTTTTGCTAACGATGTTCGCTGTGCTTTAATTTTTGAAAAAGTAGTTGAAGAAACTGAAAAATCTATGGAAAATCTGGCTAAAGCAGTAGGTGGTCGTCTTGTTAAGGTTAAGGCAGAATACGAGATCACAGAAGAAGATGGATCTGAATTAAAAGAACCAGTTGAAAGCGACGAAGGATATGACCACGAGGCCCTTGATCGCTTATTCAAAAAATTGGTAGGACTGTAAAATGATTGAATTAACAATACCTATCGAGCCAAAACCCCAAACCCGCCCAAAATTTGGGCGAGGGGTGGCATACGAAGACCCAAAGATGAAAGCGTGGCGAAATTCTGCTACATACCTCATTAAAAGCCTATATAAGGGCGAGAAGTTACAAGGCTATCTTAAAACAGAAGTCACGTTTTATCTAAAAGCGCCTCAGATCGTATCAAAGAAACCCACACCAAAGGCTAAAGCTAAAACGTGGGAACGATACGAACGATTTATGAACGAGCGAATATACTGCGCCAAGAAGCCAGATCTTGACAATCTGGAAAAAGCAATATATGACAGCATTTCAGATGCTAACTGCGTTTGGTGGGACGATAATCAAGTTGTAGAGCATACAACAAGAAAGGTCTACTCACCAAACCCACGAATTGAAATTAAAATTAAAAAAATCTAGGAGATAACAACCATGAATAAAAAATTAGTTTTAGCAACAGTAGCAACAATCGCAGCATTGGGAACAGCTCAAGGAGTATATGCAGATGAAGTACAAGGAACAACTGGAACAGGAAATGAAGCAAGCACAGTTACAGCTCCAATTGCTGGAACAACTGGAACAGAAAAAAATGAAACAGCGCAAGCTGCTAAACAACCAGTTACTGAAAATTCAAATGCAGAAGCAGGAAGCCAAGGCGACAATACAAACCAACAAGGAAATGCTACTGAATTTGTCAAAAATGGGAGTGATATTCAAGTAACCAATCCTGAAGTAGTGATTGACCAATCAAACGGGACTGGTAAATACCAAGGCTTTACAGTTGAATATAAAAACGTGCATTTTCCAGACGATCTCACAATCAACGAAGGGGACAAAGTAACGTTCACGCTTCCAGAAGAAGTTAAGTTTCAAACAAATTTTGACTTTGATGTGTACAACCCAGAAAAACAAGTTGTAGGTAAGGCGACTACTGACACAGCAACCAACACAGTTACTACGGTATTCAATAACTACTTTAAAGATCATCCACTTAATAAGCAGATGTCACTTAAGATGGATGCGACTTGGACTGATAAGGTAGAATCTGGTAAACCAGTAACAGCTAATTTCAACGGTACATTAGTAACTGTTCAAATTGGAGCAGAGCAAGTTATCGGTAAAGATGAATTGATCTCTAAATGGGGTTCACAAGATAAGGACGACCCTACCACGATCAATTGGACTGTGCGCTTGAATTATGCACGCAAAGTGTTGAACTATGTAACTATCATCGATGAGATGAGCGAGAATCAAAAGCTGGTAGATGATTATTTTGAAATCAAGAACATTGAAAGTGTAGATCCTTGGATTGATAAGGGCTCTGCTATGGATTTGGTTAAGTCAATTAGTAAGTCAGATCATGGCTTCGAGATCAAGATGGATCGTCTTGATCGTATGATCTATTTAAACTATAAGACTAAACTAACAAGCGCGGTTAAAGATAGCGTAAACCCAACAAATAAAGTTGAACTTAAAGCCGAAGATTCGGGCGCCGTTTCTTATAGCTATGTGCAACTTGTCGGAGGCAAGGGGGACGCGTCGGGAGAAAACAAACCCGATCCAGTCTTTGAGATCCCCAACGAAGCGCCAGTCTATGATAAACCGTCAATCGATTTAAACGATATCCCGCTTATGCCTCCGGCTCCGGTTTTAGATAAGCCGGAATGGACAGGCGGTACAACACCGTTTGACGCACCGCAACTTGACAAGCCCGAGTGGGAAGGCGGAGTCGTACCGTTCGACGCTCCGATCTTGGATAAACCAGAGATCAATATTGAGGATATCCCTATGATGCCACCAGCTCCAATTTTGGAAAAACCAGAATTGATCATTGATATTCCAGAGCCAAAACGTGACGAACCACAACCTAAACAGGACAAACCTAATGTATCTCATGGAATCAATTCTAAGCCGTCTAAAACGACCGTAGAGCCTCAGAAAGAGCAAGTGAATGTTATTTATCAACCTACTGAAACAAGCGCTCATACGCTTCCTAATACGGGCACAGAAAGCAGTCTTGTATTATCGTTCGCTGGTATGTTTATCCTCAGTGGGATCGCACGAATCGCATTAAAGCGTGAAGAGTAATGGCTAAGATCGTGACGGAGTTTTTTAGGCAGTACGACAAGCTCATGGAAGAGCAAGGGTCTGCCAGCGCATTTTAGGATAAGATAGGCAGCGATAAAACGGCTGGATATATCCGCAACGCTAAACGTGTGAAGAAAATGCCACCACCAACTCAACTCAAAAAGTTGGAAGGATATCTTGATAATCAATTTCTACTTGAATGTATGCAGTTCTATAGCGATTATTATCCAGATCGCATGACGACTAAAATGGAAATGGCACTAGATGAATTTATTTTTAAGTATCGACAACGAGGCAGAAAAAGAGAACGTAAGTTATTATCTCAACTGCATCTGGAACGTGCTTGGAAATTAGGTCTGTAATTTAGGCTGGCAGATTGTAAAAGGTCTGTCAGTTATAACCTCACAAACTAAAATATTATACACTGATGCCGAAGCGAGTGAGGCGCTTCAAACTGAATCGTGATAAAACTACTGGTTTTATGCCTTAACACACGATTCAAAAATGTATATCAACCTATAAATAAATAAAGGAGAGTCCTTTCTTTAAGAATTTACATACACGGGAATCTGATATACGTTCCGAATGATCAACAAAATAATGATAATTCATAGCAATGCCGTTGATCCATTGCGTCCTAGATTGGCATGAGGCTTGGAAAACCTCAGAGGGTTCGATTCCCTCTATAGGATTAGGACGGGTTAGGACTCCTTATGATACATTCTTTATTTCACGCTATCGACCCGTCCCGATAGCTGGCCAGTTGTAGACTCCTTGGGTGGCGCAACCCCACTCGCTGGCCATTGCTCACTATAAATTTAGAAAGGCCCTCTTATCTAGTTTTTCTAAGAAGGGGAGCAGAGCAACTCCCCTATTTTAGTAAAGTAGATAGAGATTATTATGGATATTGATTTAATTAAACGGTCACTCAGACTGGATCGACAGCGACTACAAGATACGAGTAGCGACTTGCTCATACAAAAAAACATTGGCAAAACAGCAGTGGTCGGAAGATCACGAGCGATTAAAGAAAGGATTAATAAAAATATTATGGAATTGGAAAATGAATTAGTAACGCTAACAAAGAAATGGTTTATTGACCGTGATCTTGAGAATGGTGGACGGTTGGATAAACAGGCTCTTAAATTAAGTGAAGAGTTTGGTGAGTTGTGTGCTGGATATCTCAAACAAAATGAGAAGCTGACCAAGGATAGCATCGGTGATTGTGCTGTAGTAATCGTAGGGCTGGCACTCTTAATTAAAGATGATGTACACGCAATCTTTGAAGAGTCTGACAATATTCGAAGAAAAGATGCAATGGAATGTTTTAAATTGTTAAACGCAAATATTTCAGAGTTCCAGCTATCGCAGGATTTGGCAAGTAAAGAAATGTGCAGACATAATCTAGTGCGTGCAGTGGCTTATCTGAAATCTATTAGTAAGGCATTTGGCTACGACTTTGTAGACTGTTTTGAGGTGGCATATAACGAAATCAAAGATCGAAAAGGTAAATGGATTGATGGTACGTTTGTGAAAGAAGAGGATTTACCACATGAATAAAGATAAAGTTTATTTAAAGGGTTATGTGATAGGGCATGCTGCCGATACATTAGGTTATAACGGACTGATGGTTCAGCTTGAAAACTTGGATGTGGTAGAAATTGATAAAAACCTTGTGCATAGAGACATTAACAAACCGCAGAAAGCCCAAGTGCCACAATTTGTGGCGGACTGGTACGAAGCTAACAAAGATGATTTTGAAACCAAGCTATTTAGAGCAATTGATCTAATCCCTAGCGACTACGAAGAAGGTGATTTGAGCGAATTTGAAGAATGGTTGGTAGATGAACACACAGCACCTTTCCAAACGCTTGTTAATATGCACCAATTCGGTTACGAGGTCGAGAAAGAGAAGCGGTATTATGTAAGATTCAAAAATATGGAAAGTAATGATTTTAATTATTTAAACTTTATCAAATTTCAACACGCTTGGGTGTTATCGTCAATAAAGTTAGATAAAAAATTTCGTACAGAACACACCAAAAAACAACTTGAAGAAGCCGGGTTTGGTTGGGTGTTCGATTGTGAGGGGATCGAAATTGAAGAGGTGGAAGAATGATTATTAAAAATTATAAATACGATAATTCAGAAGATGGTATTCATTATACAGTCGATGTGGATGGTTATGAATTCGAAGTAAATCACACAAAAACAGAGTACGGCAGTGTGCAACATGATGATATATATTTTGAATTGGATGAAATTGGAGAATATGACGTTCAAGAGGCCGAATTGATTGAAGACTTCGTAAGATTCCAAAACTATCTATTGATGTATGGGATTGGATTCACTCTTAAAAATGCCGAGGAGGTAGGAGAATGATTCCAAAATATAGAGCTTGGTACAAAGAATGGAAAGAAATGGGTAGAGTTGGAGGAATAAGATTTGACCTTGATGGTAGCGTATCCGTTGTGCTTTTTAAAGGCAATTATTTAGATGTCAGTGGGCCAAGAGAAAAAATCATTCTCATGCAATCTACAGGCCTCAAAGATAAGAACGGAAAGGAAATCTTTGAAAAAGATATAGTCGATTATAAAGGCAGGAAAGCTATTGTTAAGTGGCATGGGTCTTATGCGAGTTTTATCTACGAATTTGTAGATGAGTTGCAAAACAGAACAACCGAATGGCAACCGCTATATCTCTCTTACTATAAGTTTGAGATTATCGGAAATTCGCTGGAAAATCCCGAATTGTTGGAGGACAACTAATGGACCTACAAAACTTTATCTATCTACTACTCGCACTGGTCTGGCTCTCTGGTTTGATCTGGGCTAGTGTGATAGCTTTTAAAAGCAGAAAGGACAAGCATGAATAAATTATTTTACATAATCCTCGCATCAGTATCGCTAATATTTCTGATCGTGTGTATCAATCTCAACTCACGGATTAATGATCTTAAAACTAAAGTCAGCGATCTCGAATGGACGGTACAAGAGCATGAGATATCTATTGAACGACTGACTGATCGGAATAATGCGCAGGATGTGATCTTGAATAAGTTAAACAGCGAGTACCAGATGCGTGAGAAGCAACGGGCGGAGGAATTGAAAGAGGTGGCAGAGTTGAATGGAGTGGGTGGATGAAAATGATTAAAGCAAAATTATTTAAAAGCAAAAACATTCGAGGAGAATGGGTGACTGCTGCTGAACAGTTAGAGGATTTTATTAATAGTAATCTTAGTTTAGGTTATACACAGAAACCACACAACTCCTCCTCATTTTTAACGAGGTGGATTGATGAACGTTAAAAAACGGCTGAATAACCTTAAATTTCTTGATGATACAATCAAATCAAAGAGACAGGAAATCTTTGCTCTTGAATCGCTTGTCCAAAAAGCACAAGTTTACTCTGACGAGCCAAAAGGGAGCAGGCAAGGGAACAAGACGGAAGAGCTGAATGTGAAAATCATTGACGAAAAAGAGAAAATCGAAAATGAGATTATGACTCTTTGGTCTGAAAGTCGGAAAACAATTAATGCAATTGACCAGCTCGAAGATCCACTCGAAAGAGCTGTATTGAGATACACTTATGTAAATGGATATAACTGGATCAAGACAACAGGACAATTAAATTGTTCACGCACAACCTACCAACGTGCTAAAAAGTCTGGTATCGAACATTTAGCATTGAAATTATGACACAAAGACGGACATTATGGTAATGTTAATGTGCTATTATGGTAGTACGGACAAGGAGAACAGGACATCTACTCCAAGCGGTTTGAGCGTTTTTTTCAAAGTTTTATCTCCAAAAAATAGTTTTGATGATTTTTCACGTTACATGCTCCTTGTCTTTCTTTTTTTGATACCAACGGGATCGGATTAAACCGATCTTTTTTATTTTGCCGAAAGCGAGGTGAACCAGATGGCGAAATATACAGAATGGTTGACCGATGAAGGCTTGCTTCTGATCCAAGGCTGGGCAAGAGATGGGTTAACCGATGAACAAATAGCCAAAAATATGGGAGTTTCTTACTCGACTTTTAGAGAATGGAAAAAGAAATTTTCGGCACTTTCGGCAACCCTAAAAGAAAGTAAAGAGGTTGTCGACAGGCAAGTAGAAAATGCACTCTTCAAAAACGCAGTTGGCTTTATGTACGAAGAGGAAACAGTAACAAACGCTGGTGAAGTGGTTACTGTCAAGAAGTACAGCAAACCAAATATCACTGCTCAAATCTTCTGGTTGAAGAATAGAAAGATGAAAGAATGGCGAGATAAGCAGGAAGTAGAACAGATCAATCATAATATTGAAATAACGGTTGGTGAATGGGATGACGATAAAACTTAACATCAACCCGTCCAAGGTCTTCAACAGGCATATCTACGATCATCTATTTGACTACGACACATTCACAGAGGTCCACTATGGTGGTGCTTCATCTGGGAAAAGTCACGGAGTCTTTCAAAAGATAGTCATTAAAGCGTTGAAAGACTGGAAGAAGCCACGCAAGATCCTTGTGCTTCGAAAAGTCGGTGCTACTGTCCGTGATTCGGTATTCGCAGATGTGCAAGCGACATTGTCATACTTTGGCATCCTTAATATGTGCAAAGTCAACATGTCTGCATTTCGTATAGAGCTGCCAAATGGCGCAGAGTTTATCTTTAAGGGGATGGATAACCCAGAGAAGATAAAATCCATCAAGGGCATCTCAGATGTTGTCATGGAAGAAGCGTCTGAATTCACTTTAGACGATTATACACAGCTCACGCTTCGTCTGAGGGACAAAGCGCACAAACAAAAGCAAATATACTTAATGTTTAACCCAGTTTCCAAAGCGAACTGGGTTTATAATGCTTTTTTTGTCAAAAAGCCTAAAAACACAGTCGTTTATCAGACAACTTACAAGGATAATCGCTTTCTTGATGCACTCACACGGGAGAATATTGAGGAACTTGCGAATCGTAATGAAGCATATTATAAAATTTATGCTCTTGGTGAATTTGCAACACTAGACAAGCTGGTTTTCCCAAAATATACAAAAGCGTTGCTCAACAAGGACGATTTAAGACAAATCACATCCTATTTCGGTCTTGACTATGGGTTTATCAACGACCCCAGCGCATTCATGCATGTAAAAATCGATGATGACCGCAAAAGGTTGTATGTTATCGAAGAGTATGTAAAAAAAGGACTGACAAATGACAAAATTGCGGAGAGTATTACCGCCCTTGGATATGCAAAAGAGCAAATCCGAGCCGATTCGGCTGAAAAGAAATCGAATCAAGAACTTCGCAACCTTGGCATCAGTCGAGTTATTGATGTCAAAAAGGGTGCTGGCTCAGTCATGCAAGGGATCCAGTATCTCTTGCAGTACGAGTGGATAGTAGATGAGCGATGTGTGAAAACCATAGAAGAGCTGGAAAACTACACATGGAAGAAGGACAAGGCTACAAATGAGTACATCAACGAGCCTGTCGATAGCTACAACCACTGTCTGGATGCAATACGTTATGCAATCCAAGACAAGATCACTAAATCTAAAATCAAAACATTTAAAGGGGGCTTTTAATTGACCAAAGTCAGAATTAATAACAAGCGACTGCTGACTGTACCAGTGAATACTGAGGTGACTGCAGAAATCGTAACAGAGGCAATTCGCTTGCATTTAAGTAGACTCGTACCAACCTATCGAGAAAACGAAAATCTATATCTATCAGATCACAAAATCCTACACGCTAGAGCTAAAGATGCATGGAAGCCTGACAATCGTTTAGTTGTCAACTATGCAAAATATATCGTGGACATGTTCAACGGTTATTTCATCGGCATTCCAGCCACTGTATCACATGACGATCAAGTGATTAGTGATTATGTCAATGACTTTAGAAAGTTCAATGACATGGAAGATAGCGAGAGCGAACTTTCCAAGCTTGTTGATATCTTTGGTCATGCTTTTTGGTATGTGTATCAAGACGAAGATGCAAACACTAGAGTGACATACAACAGCCCAATGAATATGCTGATTGTACATGATAACTCTGTTGCAGAACGTCCTGAATTCGCAGTACGGTACATGATTGATGAAGAGACGGGCGCTGGCACTGGTGAGGTTGTGACTGATAAGGAAACAATCTACTTTACGCTTGATAACGCTGGTGATGTGCATTTTGGTGAACGAGTTAACCACATCTACTCACATCTTCCAATTATCGAAGTTATCGAGAATGAAGAGCGCAGAGGAATCTTTGAAAGTGTGAAGACACTACTTGATGCGCTCAACAAAGCGGTCAGTGAGAAAGCGAATGATGTTGATTATTTCGCAGATGCTTATCTGAAAATCATTGGCATGGAGTTAGATGATGAAGTAAGCTCCAGCATTCGTGACAATCGTGTATTTAATCTCTGGGGCGAAAGCGGCAGTCAGTTAGATGTTGACTTCTTGCAGAAACCAAATGCAGACCAGACGCAAGAGAACCTTATTGTGCTATTGCGTGATGCAATCTTCAACATTTCGATGGTCGCAAATCTATCAGACAAAGACTTTGGTAATAGCTCTGGTACAGCTCTTGCATACAAGCTACAAGCGATGGATAACCTTGCTAAATCAAAAGACCGCAAGATGCAATCTGGATTTAATCGCTTGTATGAGGTTGTTCTGTCTGTACCAACTACGCAAGTACCAGCAGATGCATGGTCTGAACTTAATTACAAATTCACTCGTAACGTGCCTAAGAACACGCTAGAAGAAGCACAAATCGTAAGTCAATTAAATGGCCAAGTGTCAGATGAAACAAAACTTTCTGTCTTGTCTATCGTCCAAGATCCAAAAGAAGAGCTTGAGCGCATGGAAGAGGAAAGTAAGAAAGACAGTGAACTGTATCAGCAAATGGCTCTAAATGAGCGTATGAGCGATCTTGCGATCAACAAGGATGCAGAAGAAGGCAACGAAGAAAAGGACGGTGTAGAGGATGACAGAGACCGTCAGACAGAATAGTTACTGGCGCAACCGTGTTGAACTGGAGCAGAGAGCAGCAATCAAGCGTGATGAAGATTATGCGACTGAGTTGAAAAAGATGCATGATTACTACTTCAACGAGATTGATAAGGAAATTAGAACGTTTATCAATCGTTACGCTGAAAAGAACGGGAATATTCCCTATTCTGAGGTTATCGCACGACTTGATGCAATGGATGTTGCTGCTTTTGCTGAGAAAGCTAAACGCTATGTTGAGGAAAAAGATTTCGGTGCGATAGCTAACAGAGAATTGGCTATCTACAACCTTAAAATGCGAGTATCAAGACTTGAAGCGTTGCAGCAAGAGCTAGACTTGCAAATGATCGCTCTTGCAAACGAAGAAGAAAAGAAGACAGGCGACTTTTTGAAAGGCGAATACTTGCAAGGGTTAAAGAGTCAAGCTGGTATTTTGGGAGTATCAGAAGGAGCTACAGTCTCTACTGCGATGAAGCAGGCTATAGATCGCAACTTCAACGGTGCTACTTGGTCAAGCCGAATCTGGGAGCGTCAAAATGCTCTGCGTGATATCGTAAAGAGAGCAACCACTGACTTGCTGATCCTCGGCAAGAATCCAACACAGATTATTTCCAAGCTACGCAAGGAGTTTGGTGTATCTGCCCATCAAGCCAAACGCTTGGCAGTTACAGAAGGTTCACGGGTTGCAATGGCAGCTCAAAAAGATAGTCTTGAATCACAAGGTTATGATGAATACGAGTACATCACAGAGCCAAGTGCTTGCAAGATATGCGCACCACTGGAGGGAAAGATCTTTAAGGTCGAAAATATGGAATCTGGGCTCAACTGCGCTCCAATGCATCCATTCTGTCGGTGCAGTGTTGCTGCTCACTACTCAGGGGAGAAGAAAAAGTCAAAATCTGAATCTAAGTACGATCACATGGATGATGCGTATAGTGATTACTTCGATGGCAAGGATCATGAACCAAACATATCGATTGAAAGTTTTGTGATCGCAGAAGGTATCAGATATCTAGTTGATGGGCACAAGGTTGTATCAGACCACACGGCAAGCGAATTTAAAACTGCAAACTGGCTATCTCGCAAGACTGGTAAGCAGGTCAAGATAATCCCACGAATAAATGAGCCAGAAGGGATAAAAACTCCAGATTTCTTAATTGAGAGTGAACCATGGGATCTTAAAGAGATGACTGGGTCTGGAAAGTATTTGATCGATGGAAATGCTAAAAAAGCAAAAAAACAAGCACCAAATATTATATTTGATGCATCGAAGTCTAATTTAAGTGATGAAGAATTGCTAAAACAATTAGATGATGTGTTTAACCGTGGCCGTAGAGGGCTGGAAAAAGCTATCTTGAAATCAAATGACCGAATTATAGCGGTTGTGAAAGATAAAAAAAGATGAGGAAACCGCGCACCAATGGGTGCTCGACCGCCTCATCCTTAATTAAATTATACCAAAATAACACAAAAAGTCAAGTGAGGTGATGCAATGAATATCTGGAATGTCGTATCAGTCACTGCAGGGGTTGTCTGTTTATTTCTTATCCTCTTGTTTGGGTATGCGATGACAATCGGTCTACTGTCAGGGATTGACGAAGTGAAGCACAAAAACAGAGATTGAGAGGTGATCCAATATCTTGGCTTGCAGGAATAGTCTGCTAATCTAACCAGTCGAAAGGCTGGTTTTTATTTTGTCCAAGCATTGAAGACGCTAAAAGCTATGGAATACAAGACAGTCGGGGACGACTTAAAAAATAGGAGGTTCGCATGAACAAAGAAACAGAAGTAGTCGAAACGGTTGAAGATGTTGAAAAGGTAACGGCCGAACCAGAAGAACATCAAGAAGAACCGAAAGACGAAAAGAAGTACACAGACGCAGATGTTGATAAGATCATCAACAAGAAATTTGCAAAGTGGAAAGAAGAAGCTGAAAAAGCTGAGAAAGAAGCTGAGAAGTTGCGCAAGATGAACGCTGAACAGAAGGCAGAATATGAAGCTCAAAAACAAGCTGAACGCATTGCCGAATTGGAAGCGCAACTCAATCGCAACGGACTCGAAAAAGAGGCTTCTAAGATGCTATTTGAAGCTGGAATCACGGCCGATGAAACAGTGCTTGACTTCGTTGTGCGCAATAACGCAGAAGACACACAACAGTCAGTGCAGTCGCTCATTGGTCTTGTAAATACTCTTGCAGAAGCAAAAGTACAAACAATGCTAGTTGGCAAGACGCCAACCAAGCAAGAAGAAACTGGTCAAGGGATCACCAAGGAACAATTCCGCAAGATGGGCTATCAAAGCCGAAACGAATTATTCCAAACGAATCCAGAACTATATAACCAACTGAAAGGATAATTAATTTATGCCACAAGGAATTACTCAAAAAGCTACTATGGTAGTGCCAGAAGTCATGGCTGACATGGTATCAGCTAAATTGCCTAAACTAATCAAATTCACACCACTCGCTTATGTCGACAACACACTTGTTGGACAACCGGGTGACAAGATCACAGTACCAAAATGGGAATATGCTGGAGATGCAGCAGAAGTTGCAGAAGGTGTAGCAATCACTTTGGACCAATTGACTACTAAAAAGTCTGAAATGACAATCAAGAAAGCTGCAAAAGGTTATGAAATCACAGACGAAGCTCTTCTTTCAGGCCTTGGCGATCCAATCGGACAAGCAGTGTATCAAGCCTCACTTGCCCTCGCTAACAAAATTGATAACGACCTTGTAGAAGCTGCGAAAGGCGCAGTCCAAAAAGTAGCCGAAACAGCAACTACTGTTGATAACTTGCAAAAAGCTCTTGACATCTTCGAAGATGAAGACGATGCATCTTATGTTGCTTTGCTCAACCCTGCAGACGCTGCTGCTCTTCGTAAAGATGCAGCTCAAAACTGGACTAAAGGTTCAGAACTTGGTGCTGAAACAATCGTAAATGGAACATTCGGTGAAGTTCTCGGTGTTCAAATCGTCCGCACAAACAAAGTAGAGAAAGGTAAAGGCTTCCTTGTAAAAGTCTCTGCTGACGCTACTGACACAGACGACGTGAACAAGTATGGTGCATTCGTCATTGCATTGAAACGTGATGTGATGGTTGAAACTGACCGTGACATCTTGAAGAAAGCCACTGTCATTACCGCAGACAAACACTATGGAACATATCTTTATGATCCATCACGAGTTGTCAAATTCGGTGAATCGTAATTTCAAAAAGGGGGTGACAACGTGAGCATGCTACTACGTTATCACTATCAACAGGGCGAACCAGTCGAACCAGAAACGGTTGAAGATGTTGCTTTGGAAGATATGACGCTAAAAGATTTGAAAACTTTAGCTAAAGAAACTGGTGTCGAAGGCTATTCCACGCTTGCAAAAGCTGAATTAGTCGATGCATTGAAAGGATGATTTGATTATGTCGTACATCGATAAAGTAAAGGTGCTGTTGAATATCGAGGACGACT